ATCCAAGGGCATTCCCGCCCGGCAGGTGCTTGAACAGGCGCCCATGGCTTGCATGAGCGCCTGTTCAAGCACCTGCCGGGCGGGAATGCCCTTGGATTCCATGGTTTCCACCACGGCCTGCAGCTGAGCCTTGGCCGCCAGCACGGCTTGCTGGTTCTGCCATTGCTGGTATTCCTCTTCGGTGCGCACCAGCTCGTCGGCATCGATGTCCATGGATTGCGAAATTTTCCTGATCATCACGTCGTCCTTGACGCGGCCGGCATAGCGAGGGTCCGCCGTGGTCTGGGCAAAACCCAAAAGCTGCTGGGCCTGGACTTCCTTGGCCACAAGGGATGCGGAACCAACGGCCAGCACGGAAAAGTCGCCCTTGATCTCGCTTCGCGGATTGAACTGCATTTCCCAGTCGTACAGGGCGGTGATGAAGGGGGATGTGATCTGCTGATCGAAGAACAGGACCAGGTCGCCCAGGTTCACGTTGGCCGCGCCCATGAGCATGGACAGGCCCGAAGCGGTTTCCCCCGCACCCTTGACCCGGCCGTCGCCCTGCATGAAGCGCGGAGACGTGGTTTCGTCCGCGAAATCGCTCACGAACTTGATGAGATTCATCAGCTCCGTGCTGTGCGAATCGATATTCCAGACCTGCATGCACTCCTGCATGTCGCGGGCATCGTCGAAGAAATAGACGCGGCCGCCGTACAGGTTTTCCGGATCGGGATTGAGCTGGCGGTTCAGCGCGGAATTGTTCATGCCGATGATCGGCCCGGCAGTGACGCCCGCATTGTCCAGGGTCATGCGCAGGGCCGCGTCGATGATGCGGGCCGGGTGACGCATGATATGCGGCACGCCCTCGGGAAGGATGGTCGCGTCGTCCTCGACCACGTTGTAAAAATAATAGGGCAGGCGGCGTTGTCCGGATTTGGCCAGCACCACCTTCACGGCCGTGCTGCCCAGCAGCCACACGCAGGCCACCAGGTCGGAGCCGCGCAGGCCCTCGGGCACGTCCACTCCGGCGGCGCGCAGCTGCTCATCGGTCAGGTAGCCCCAGCGCTCCAGCACGCGGTACCGCTCGCGGAACTCCAGGGGCACTTCCTTGCTGCCCATCTGGCGCAGGTCCGTCTCGAAATTGTAGGGAACGGCGTCACCTTCGGGGTTGCTGGCCAGGTACTCGCGGATAAGCTCCGCCTCGAAGCCGGGCTTTTTGGCCAGATCCTGCACGTCTTCCTTGGCCATGAGGTGCGCCTGCCAGACAAAGCGGGCGCGGCGGATGTCCGTATCGGCCATGTCCGGGTAGACGAGCCAGGTGGACACCCATTCACGGTGCGGATGGTATTCCAGTTCCGTGGCGTTCACGCGCGTCCACTGCACAGAGCCGTCTTCCGTCTGCTGCGGCGCGTACCGCTGCACGGGGCGGCGTTCCGGAAGCGGACCCTTCAGCACGCCGGTACCCAGTTTCACGGCCTGGAACACGACCTTGCCGCACTGCTCCTGGTAGCCCATTTCGCCTTCGGCCAGATGATCGGCCATCTGCGCTTCCATGAGATTGCGGGCCTGTACGGCCAGATCGAACTTGATCTTGTCGCGCGCGGCCGTCGTCACGCCCTCGGGGCTGAGCTTTCCGGCGGAAATGGCCTCGCGCACGGCGTTTTCGAGGATGACGGGGTGGACTTCGGGATAGGGGGTTTGCTTGATGGTCCAGTTCTTGGAGCCGTTGGCGGGAAAAATGAGCTTCATCAGCCGGGACTTGATCGTATCGACCTTGACCTTGGTCAAGCGATGCACGGCCTTTGAGCGCCCGGGCTTGAGGTTCTTTTCAATCTCGGGGTCGATGATGCCGCGATACTGCCGCTCGTCCGTCAGCCAGCGTTCTTCCACCAGGTTCTCGCGCTGCTGGCGAACCCTGGTGAATTCGGTGAACAGGGTGTTCCCGAGGCTTTCGAGCTGCGACTTTCTTTCGGCCATGCTTTCCCCGCTTGTGGTCCGGATTCCGGCCGGGAGACCGGGGAAGAACCCGGCCGGAACCCTCGCCATTTCAGCCCAAGCGGTAACACAGGTTTTCGGGAAACCGCCGCAGGCCGGGGATTGCGGGACACCACGGGACACCACGGGACGCCGAAAAAAGCCCCTTTCGGGGCTTGACGGGGTTTTGAAATATCGGGAGTTCAGAGCACTTCTATTTCGTCACACAAAAACGGGACCATTCCGTGCTTAAAAGTCAGCACAAAGACCCGCCACCGTCCATCCGGTCCTTGGTACGGCGGGGACGCGGCAAAGGCCTGCTCGCGAATCCCATTGCCTTCGGAATCCTTGACCGTGACGCGCACCCGGTCCCGATAGCGCAGCGCCGGGGCAGGAGCCGCCGCAGGCTCGAAGCCGACACACCGCGCGGCAATGTCCAGCGCCGAGGCGGACGAGAAAAAGACGTACTTTTCTCCGGGCTTCAACCACTCCCGCCCAACCTTCAGCCGGTACATGCCGGTCGGGCCCCCAAAATGCTCCGCGTCGTAAAGCCGAATTTTAACCCCCTCGTTAGCGGAGTTTTTGACGCTTATTCTAATGGATGGGGCAGGCTTCAAATTTCACCCCCTGTTTTGCGTAAATTTTGACCCTAATACCCTGCCACGCCATCAGCGGGCTTCCACGGTCTAACGCTGGCCGCGCCCTGGTAGTCGCGGCCGTCCAGGGCGGCCATGCCCATGAGCAGGGCCGTGATCTCCGGCGAGGTGACCCAATCCAGCTCCGAGAAGTCCCGCCCCAGGGCGGACAGGGCCGCCCTGATCCTGTCCGCATGGTTGAAGTGCAGCGTCTTCTGGCTGCTGGTGCGCATATGCACGCGCATGGCCAGCCACTCCGCCGTCATGTGCTCGCGCGGCCGCGCCAGGCGCAGCGGCGCGCGGCGCAGGCCCGCCTGGCGCTGGTTGTACTGGCGCAGCTCGCGCAGGAACTCCGGCCGGTCCGGCGCCCACCACTCCTCCACATGACACACCCGGGACACCGCGCCCATGGCCGCGAATATCACCGGCACGGACAGGAAGTTCTGACCCTGCCAATCCCCATATTCCGCCAGCACGTGCACGGCGTGCATGTCCGGAAACTCGCGGTGCGGGTTCAGCTCCTCGCCCATCACGGCCACGAATCCGGCCGCGCCCTTGCCCGGCCAGCCGATGCCGCCGACCACGCGCCGCAGCAGGATCTTGCCCTTGCCCTTACGCTCCCAGACGTGAATGCGCTCCCCGGTTGTGGGGTTGTATTCGAGAAGTATCACGGTGCCTCCTAGCTCAGGTCGCAGTCGCCAAACCCGCTGCCCAGCAAGCGGTTGCGCGCCATCCAGGCGTAGTTGAACGCATGGCGGTAATGGTCCGGACCCAGCTTTTTCCAGACCTTGCGCCGGTTGCCCTCGTCATCCTCTTCCCAGGTGCTGGCCACGTTGTGCGCGTGCTCGGCAAACTCGCGCACGGGTTCGCAGTCCGCCGGAAGGGCCACGTTCGCCTCCTTCAGGGCCTCGTGGGCATCATCCATGGTCTCGGTACGCGGGCTCGAAACCTTCATGTTCTTCTCGTCCCAGACAACAACCTTGGCGTGCTCGTTATACCAGTTCAGAAAAGCCTTACCCGCGAGCGCAGGACTGGCGGCCGCTTTTTTGGCCGCCCGCTGCTCGGGTTGAGCATCGATGACTGCGCAGTGCACGCCCATATCCTCGGCCAGTCCAGGCAGCTCATCCCATTCGAGCAGGATGCCGATGTAAATAATCCGGTCCGGAAAGCTCTTGCCGATCACCACGTGCAAATACTTCGCGCCCTGGTCAACGCCCATCCAGCACGGCCCACGATCCTTCTTGGCAATGGCGTGGCCGGCGCACAGGGCCAAGACCTGTTCCTTGGACAGCCGCGCGTCGGACTCGATGTAGGCACAGCCTATGATGTAGTTCCAGAACGCTTGCTTGGTGCGCGTGGTCAGGCCGCCCATGGCTTTGACGATGCTCTCCGGACTGCGGAACAGGCTCCACAGGTTGGAGTAGGCGTAGCCGCGCATATCCGTGATGCTTGGGCACTTGGCCACCCATTCGCCTTGGGCGGGGTCCAGGGCCGCGTTGCGGCAACACTGGCAAAGCCGCACGATCTCGCCGCGAAGCTCCACGATGATGTCCTGATCATCTCCTATGGACGGATTGAAATAATCTTCCATGCAGTTCCATCCGCCGCAGGCCGGGCACTTGAGCATCCAAAAGCGCTGATCCGTCAGCTGAAACTTCCGGTCGATGCCATAGTCCGGAATGGTCGGGTTTGAGAGGTAGTGCTTCCACTTGAAATCCGAATGCTCCATGCGGCCCTCGGCCGCGCCCTCGATGCCCTCGGCCATGAGGTCGAATTCGTCGAAGATGACGAAATCCGCCGGGTCGGAGCGCAGACCTTCCTCGGACTTGGTGCCGCGAAAGAGCAGGTTCACGCCGTTGAAGCGCTTGAGGCCCACGGAATCCGTGTCCTTCATGAAGCGGCCGATGATCTCCGGGTTGCGCTCCACCAGCGG